CATAAACACTTATTAGTAAGGACGAATCATGGCAAGCACATATAGCAGCCTAAAGATTGAACTTATCGGCACAGGCGATCAGGCCGGTACGTGGGGTAACACGACAAACACTAACCTTGGTACAGCCATTGAAGAAGCTATCACTGGTTCTTCTAATGTCACCTTTGCTAGCTCAAATGCGGCGATAGCACTAGCAGATACGAATGCAGCTCAAACTGCGCGTAATCTACGACTGAATTTAGTTGGAACTATTTCCAGTGTTCAGACATTGTTTGTGCCAGCGATTGAGAAACAGTACCTAGTAACAAATGGCCTGACCTACTCAGTCATCATTTCCAACGGTACGAACGCGTCGCCGACAGGAACTGCGTTTACTTTGCCTGCGGGTAGAAGCACGATTGTGTTTAATGACGGCACAAACATCAATGACGTAATAACGTATGTTTCGTCGTTGGGTAATGTGACTATTACTGGTGGTACAGCTAACGCATTGACGTTAACAAATGTCACTATTTCTAGCGGCACCATAAACGGCATTACATCAAACGCTTCTACGTTTACAAACGTCAGTATCACTAGCGGCAACATAAACAGTGTTACTTCTAATGCTTCTACGTTTAGTAATGTAACCATTAACGGTGGTACAGCTAACGGACTAACAAGCACGAATGTAACTATTACTAGCGGGTCTGCTAATGGCGTAACTATCAGTAATTCAACATTAGTTAGCTCGCAATTCAACGCATATACAGAAGGTATTACTACTGGCTATGTAAATACAGGCAGTGCTTTTACTTTAAACATCGCAAACAGCACCATCATCACAGCTAACTTATCAGCTACATGTACATTTACTATGCCTAGCAACACGGCTGGTAAGTCGTTTATTTTGTTCTTGAAGACAGGCGCTGGCACTAACACAGCTACGTTTACTGGCGTTAAGTTTGTTGGCAATACAGCTCCTACCATTACTGCTGTTGCAAACCGCTTGGACATATTGACGTTTGCTGCTGACGGCTCAAACTGGTACGGCAATTATGCTCAAGGGTATGTACCTTAATAGGGGTTAATAGATGTTTGCTTATACAAAAATAATGCAGGCGTTGGCTGTTGGCGGTGGAGGTATTACTGTCATTCAGCGTTTCCTTGCGTCTGGTACGTGGACTTGTCCTACTGGTGTTACTACTGTTAATTATCTTGTTGTGGCTGGTGGCGCAGGTGGCGGAAACGGAATTGGTGGAGGCGGTGGCGCGGGAGGTTTTCGTACAGGAACCGGATTGTCTGTAACCGCTGGAACTGATTACACAGTTACTGTTGGTTCTGGTGGCGCTGCGGCTGCAAGCACCACCGTAAAAGGAACAAGTGGTGGTAATTCTACGTTTAGCACAATTACTTCAAATGGTGGTGGGGGCGGTGGAAGTCTTTCAACAGGCGGCGCAGCGGCGGGTGTAGCCGGTGGGTCTGGTGGTGGTGGCGGCGGGGATAATAATAATACCGGCCCTAATGCTGGCGGCGCTGGAAATACTCCTTCCACAACTCCAAGTCAAGGAAGTAGCGGTGGAATTGGAACTCAAGGAGCAGACCCATCAACCACAAGTGGGGGTGGTGGGGGTGGTGGCGCTTCTGCTGTTGGTGCTGCTGGAACAAGTTCTACTGGTGGCAATGGCGGCGCTGGTACTGCATCTACTATTTCGGGTTCGTCAGTAAATTACGCCGGTGGTGGTGGCGGCGGTGGATTGACTTCTAAATCAAAGCCCGGCGGAACAGGCGGCGCTGGCGGCGGTGGTAATGGTGCATTTCCTTCGGCTGTTACTGCTGGGACTGCAAATACTGGGGGTGGTGGGGGTGGTGGCGATGGCAACGCTCCATCTATTGGTGCAGCAGGCGGCTCCGGCATAGTCATTCTTTCTTATTCTTTCGTATCACAAACAGTCTTTACGTTCAAATCATCTACTACATGGGTATGCCCTACTGGTGTGACTAGCGTTGATTATTTAGTCGTGGCTGGCGGCGGTGGTGGCGGTGGCGACCTTGCTGGTGGAGGAGGCGCGGGAGGTTTTCGTACCGGAACAGCATTATCAGTAACGGCAGGAACGGAATATACAGTTACCGTTGGTGCTGGTGGCGCTAATGGCACAGCCCCACCTGCTATTAATGGTTCACCCGGAGGAAATTCAACTTTCAGCACTATTACGTCTAATGGTGGTGGTGGTGGCAGCAAAGTTATTACAGCCGGTAATTCTGGCGGCTCCGGTGGAGGTGCTGGGGGTGGAGATTCGGTAAATCCGGGTGGTGCTGGAAATACACCATCTACATCACCAAGTCAAGGTAACAATGGCGGGGCAAACCCCGGAACAACTAAAGGTGGCGGTGGAGGCGGCGGTGCTACTAATGTAGGTAGTAATGGGGGTTCATCTCCAAGCTATCAAGGAGGCGCTGGAGGAAATGGAACCGCATCTTCTATAAGCGGTTCTTCGGTAACTTATGCTGGCGGTGGTGGTGGCGGCAGTGGCCCAGCTCCAGCTTCCGTAGCATCTGGTGGAACAGGCGGTGGCGGCAATGGGGGGAGGGAGAACGTAAATCCAGCGGCAACTTCCGGTACTGTTAATTTAGGTGGCGGTGGTGGTGGCGGTGCAGGTAATCAAGGTATAGGCGGTGCAGGTGGTTCTGGTATCGTAATTATTAAAGCTAACCAATAAACACATGGAAACTAAACTCTATCGGCTCTATGGCATTGACGTTGCAATGTCATTGCTGCGTCCTAATGCTAAATGGGAAATCTCTAATACTACGTTTACTCGTTGGGAAGACCCAAGACCTTGCCCATCATGGGAAGAAGTGCAATGGGTAATGGATAAGATACGTGAGTTTGAGGATAGTATTCCTACGATATGGCTTGATGAAGATTTAAAGAAAATGAAAACTGATGCTGAAGAATTCGAGAAGGCTGTAGCGTGAATATAAATAACTTATTTCCTACTCCTGTAGCGTTCTTTAAGTTTGGTCGTGATCTGACTGAAGCTGAACTAGAGTTTATCAAAGGTCAGGAACACTTTTCTAACGAAGGTAATACTACGTCAACTAACCGTAAGATTTTAAAAAGCAAAGAACTTACTGAGATGCGTGAGTTTATTGAAGATTCGATGCTTGAATACTTTAAGGCAATACACGCACCAAAGTTTGATGTAAGCCTGTATTTAACCCAAAGCTGGGCTAACTATACTGAGGCTGGACAGTACCACCATAAACACGCGCATCCAAATAGCGTAGTGTCTGGTGTGTTCTATCCACAGGCTGATAGAGAAGTAGATAAGATTTACTTTTATAAAGATGGTTACGAGCGGATTAAAGTTCCTGCTGCTGAATACAATCCTTATAACTCTGAATCGTGGTGGTTTGAAGTAGGTGCAGGTGATTTGATTCTATTCCCATCGCATCTGACTCACATGGTACAGACTAAAGAAGGTGACAATACTCGTATTAGCATTGCGTTTAATACGTTTTTAAAAGGTTACATAGGCTCAGATGAAAGTCTGACAGGTTTGCATTTAGGGGAAGAATGATGGCTCACTACGCACAGATTGATTCAAACAATATTGTGACTCAGGTTATCGTCATTGATAACAAAGATACGGCAGATGCTAACGGTGTAGAGAAAGAATATATCGGCGCTGCTTTCTGCGAGCGCATCCATGGCGGTCGTTGGGTGCAAACCAGCTACAACGGTAACAAGCGTAAGAATTACGCAGGTCAAGGTTATACCTTTGACGAGCAGCGTGATGCGTTTATTCCACCTAAGCCATATCCTAGCTTTGTTTTAGATGAAGCTACTTGTCTGTGGAAAGCTCCGGTAGATATGCCAACAGATGGTGGTATGTATTCATGGGATGAGGCTACAACCTCTTGGGTTCGTGTGTAATTATGAACTGGTCGGACGCGCTTAAAGCCGTTATACCTATTGTGGTTGCAAGCTTGGCTTGGCTGCTTGGCGAGGTTGGCTCGTTCAATACCCGTCTGACCAAGATTGAAGGCCAGATGCCAGCGTTAGTTACTCCACAAGGTGTACCTACAGATAGTCCCCTATCCGCAGAGCGTCGGCACATACTAAAAGAAGAAATATACAAAGACCTGCATGACTTGCAAGTTCGCATCAAACTAATGGAAGAAAGGGCTAAGAGATAATGCTGCCACTACTTGCACCTATTCTGGCTCAACTTGCTGGCGCTGGACTTCAGAAAGTTGCGGACTCTGTTCTTGATAAAGGTTTAGAGCAAGTCGAAGAAAAGCTGGGCATTAAATTGACACCCGACGAAAACGGGCTGCTAGACGATAGCAAGCTAGCTGAAATTCAAATGGCTGCCATGAAGCATGCGGAGTTCATGGCTGAGATTGATTTAAAGAACACGCAGGGTGCTAGGGACATGCAAGATAAGGCTATGCAAAACGATGACCCTTGGGTACGTCGGTTTGTTTATTTGTTTGCTTGGATGTGGTCAGCGTTTGCTATTGGGTACATCATACTTATTACGACTTACAACATACCTGAAAAAAACCTACGCTTTGTTGATGTGGTGCTTGGTTTTATTATGGGTACGGTTGTTTCTACTATTCTAAATTTCTTTTTTGGTTCTAGCCAAAGCAGCAAAGACAAGACTAAGGAACTGTCTAAAAAATGAAGCTCTCGCCCAACTTTAGTTTGGAAGAGTTGACCGTCAGCGATTACGCGGCGCGGCACGAGTTGGATAACACGCCAGCTAATGAGCATCTGTATAACTTAAAACGACTTGCCGCTTTCTTGGAATCGTTGAGAGCAGTGTTGGGTAAGCCTGTAAGTATTAACTCTGCCTACCGCAGCCCGCAGGTAAATGCGGCAATCAAGGGATCAAAAACAAGCCAGCATTGTCATGGCACAGCAGCCGATATTCGTGTAGCAGGAATGCTCCCAGATCAAGTAGTTAAGCGTATCATAGCGTCAACACTGCCATACGATCAGGTGATCCGCGAATTCTCAAACCCAGTGCGTGGTGGGGGCTGGACGCATGTAAGCATCGTAAATACTGTAGATGCTAAACCAAGAAAGATGGCGCTGATTATTGACAAGCAGGGTACACGCCCTTACAAGTCAGGTGGATAAGAATGCCATTACAAAAACTGCAACTGCGTCCAGGCGTTAACAGAGAAGGAACCACGCTTGCTAACGAAGGTGGTTGGTTTGAGTGCGATAAAATCAGATTTCGTTCAGGATATCCCCAGAAGATTGGCGGATGGACTCCTATCTCCAGTAATACGTATGAAGGTGTTGCTCGTTCTTTGTGGAACTGGGTAACATTGCGCGGGTACAACCTGCTGGGCGTAGGAACAAACTTAAAGTATTACGTTGAGAGTGGTGGTGTCTACAATGACATTACGCCTATCCGTGAAACGGCTGTACTTACTAATCCTTTTACCACCATAAGCGGCTCTGCCGTAGTGACAGTTACTGATGCTGGTCACGGAGCTATTAACGGCGATTACGTTACGTTCTCTGGTGCTTCTGCTGTAGCTGGGTTAGATCTTAACAATGAATACGTAATATTTAATGCTGACACTAACTCGTATCAAATTACAGCGGCTACTACTGCTAACGCATCTTCAACTGGCGGCGGCACTGTAACTGCGGCGTACCAGATTAATACTGGCTTGGCTACGTTTGGTTATTTGACTGGCTGGGGCGCAGGTCTGTGGGGCGGTTTCGTCTACGGTACAGCCCAGACCACATTAAGCCTTGCGCTAAATACAAGCAACACAACGATTGCAGTTAACTCTACTACAGGGTTTGCCAATGCTACTGGCACTCTGATGATTGGTAACAGCGAGCTAACTACGTACACTGGAAATACTTCCACTGCATTTACAGGAGCAACTCGCGGTGCCAGCGGAACTATAGCTACGGCATTCCCTGCGAATACGGCTGTGTACAACGCCGCTACGTTTACAGGCTGGGGTCAGTCTGCTGCTTACGGTATTGCAGAACAACCGCGCTTGTGGTCAGAAGCTAACTACGGTGAGTTTTTGATTATCAATCCTCGCGGCGGGGCATTATATTTATGGGTGCCAGACTACAGTGGATCTGGCAACTTACAGTTTGTTAACAGAGCGCAATTACTTTCACCCAATAGTTCTGGCATATACGACACAGATGCAGAGTGCCCAACTGTTTGTAACTTTGTGCTGGTATCAGATGCTTCCCGTTTTGTACTATCGTTTGGCGTTAATGATTACGGCTCAACAATCCAAGACCCACTGTTAATCCGTTGGTCTGCGCAGGAAGATTATCAGACTTGGACGCCAGCTATTACCAATCAGGCTGGTAGCTACCGTCTGTCTAGCGGATCGCAGATTATTACCGCACAGCAGACTCGCCAAGAGATTCTAGTATTTACGGATGCTGCGCTGTTTTCTATGCAGTATCTTGGCCCACCGTTTGTGTGGGGATTTAACATCCTGTCTGACAATATATCTATCGTCGGCCCGAACGCGGTAGCAACAGCTAACAACATTACCTACTGGATGGGTGTGGATAAGTTCTACGCCTACACAGGTCGAGTGGAAACTCTTCCATGTTCACTTCGACAATATGTTTTTGGTGACATTAATTTGCAGCAAAGCTCTCAATTTTTTGCTGGCACGAACGAAGGATTTAGTGAGGTCTGGTGGTTCTATTGCTCGGCTAATTCATCCGTTATTGACCGCTATGTGATCTACAACTATCTAGATCAGGTCTGGTACTACGGCAGTCTAGGAAGAACCGCTTGGACTGACAGCCCGCTGCGCGAGTACCCTATGGGCGCTACATATCAGAACACGGTTGTGTACCATGAGAGCGGCACTAATGATGTTGAGGTAAACGGAACCATTCTGCCTATCAACTCATTTATCCAGTCTTCCGACTTTGATATTGGCGACGGTCACAACTTCGGTTTTGTGTGGAGGATGATCCCTGATATTACGTTCGACGGGTCAACTACGTCTTCACCTGACAAGCCAGAAGTAACATTTAGCCTACGTCCACGCCAGAACCCTGGTGCGCCGTATGGCACAGCAGACACGCCGCTGGTACAGTCAGCTCAGTCATACAACTCAGTCAAGAACTACAACGTGCAGGAGTTTACTCAGATTGTGTATACCAGACTGCGCGGTCGCCAAATGGCGTTCAGGATTAGTTCCGATCAGTTGGGATGTCAATGGCAATTAGGTGCGCCAAGAATTGATGTGCGCAGCGACGGTCGGAGATAGGTATGTCAACTGGTACTACAAAATCGCCATCATTACCAATAGCTCCGGTAGAATATAGCCGAAGTTATCAAGACCAATTAAACAACATTTTGCGCTTATACTTTGCGCAATTAGATACTCCTGGCGTAAGTGCTGGCTCTGCACAAAGAACCGGCAATACAGTTATTGCTGCACTAAATTTCAGCACCACTGATCCAGTAACAGGAAACACTGTGGTCAGCTTTGCTACAAGTACAGACGAAGCTGCTGGAAGATTACGAATAGGCGACGTCTATTATGACGTTGCAACAACTGCATTAAAGATAAAGGTGTCTTAACATGAGCCTGCACACATTAGCTAACCATCTTCAGACCGCCGGTAGAGGCGAGGACAAGGTACTTGTACACATGACCCCAAGTGAGGTCAACGGATTACAGTCCTTGGCTATGGCACACGGTGGTTCGTTATCTATCAACCCTGAAACTGGATTGCCAGAGGCAGGCTTCCTGTCAAAAATTCTTCCCATAGTAGCTGGTCTAGCGTTAGGCCCAGCGGGCGCGGGTATTGCATTTGGCGGATTAAGCAGTGCTGCATCAGCGGGATTACTGGTAGGTGGTGCTACTGCGGCTATGACTGGCAGCTTGAAAAATGGTTTGTTAGCTGGTTTAGGCGCCTATGGTGGTGCTGGAATAGGTGCTGGTATGGGTGCCGGAGCTGCTGCTGCCGGTACTGCTGGTTCAGCTGTTCCAGCAGCCGTGGGTGCAGGACAAGTTTTAGGGGCTACTGGTTTAGCTGGATCTCCTGCTGCTCTTACTGGTATGACTGGTGCTACTGCTGCCGGTACTGCTGCTGTTACGCCTAATGTATTGGGTGCTGCAACTAATCCACAATTAGGTGGATTTGCTCTTCCTCAAGCCGCGCCTGTTGCACCTGTTAGTGCAGGTGCTGGCGCAGGACAACTTGCATATTCTGGCGGTATTGCTCCACCCCAATTAACCACTGCACAAATTGCGCAACAACAAGCTGTAGCTCAACAAGCAGCACAAACAGCCCCTAGCAAAGTATTGGAAGAAGCAGCTAAATCTAAAGGTATGTTTGGTGGTATGGATTTCTCCAAGCTAATAAACCCTGATTTCATCAAAGAGAACAAAGGTAACTACCTAGCGGCTATGGCTCCATTCCTCATGGAAGAAGAGCGCAAGAAGAAAGAAGCACAAGCAGCAATGCAGATGCAATTAGGTGGCACACCTGTCTACAACCCGTCTGCTCGTGCGCCTGGCGGTTCATCTGAGCGCATGTATTTTGCAGACGGCGGCCTAGCTAATTTGCCTGTAGAGAACATGTCCCAGCAGAATACTGTTGGTGCTAACACTAACTATCCTATGGCTAACCTTAAGCCTTATGGATATTCTGTACCTAAGAACAATCCTATCTCTCAGAACGTATTCCAGCCTGATGGATATCAAAACGTAGATCCGTATACCGGTGAGCAGAAGTTGGCTAGTGGCGGGATTGTTGCGCTAAAGAAAGGCGGCAAAGCACCACCACCGCCTAAGACAGAAGCGCAGATTAACGAAGAGAATGCAGCTAAAGAATATGCTGCTTTTGCAAAAGAACGTGCTGCTGACAAAGCTAGAGCAAAGGCTGAGTCTGACAAACGCACTGCTGAGTTAAAGAAAGAATACACAGACAGAATTAATAACTATAACAAAGATACATCAAACGAGTTAAAGCAAAAGCAAAAAGATATTGCTGGTGAAAAAGACAAAGAAGCAAAAGCTCGTATGCAACGTGAGCTTAAAGAATGGCAATCAGGTCGTTCAAGTGAATTAAAAGGAATTCAAACAGATCAAAACAATGCGTTCAAAGAAACAACGAATGAGTACACCAATCGTGTAAAAGAACTTGATGCTGAAATTAGAGAACGTCAGGCTTTGCGCAACTTTGACACATCTGTATTTAAAGCTGGGTACACAGAGGCATCTGGTGATGTTAAAGGCGATGATCTATCTGCATTAACAAAAGCCTACGATACAGGTTTAGGTAAGCAGAAGTCTGAGATGGAAAAAGCTAAAGCGGCTTTGGAGGCAGCTAAGAAGACCGGCATCGGTAGCTTGGTTTCTCGTGCGCAAGAAGTCTATGACAAAGAGGCTGGTGATTTTAACCGCGCTCAAGAATACAAAGATACTGGCATTGGTGCATTTAGAGATCAGACTAAACGCACACAGGGTTTGCAAGCTCGTGGCTATGATCAAAAGACAGCGCAAGCTTCTGGTGATACATCAACCATTCAAGCAAAGATAGATGCAATTAAAAACAACCCATCGCAACAGTTATACGGAAGTGTTAAAAGTCTTAGTGCCGACCAACAAAAACAAATTAAGACATTGGAAGGTGAACTTTCAATGGCTAAACAGGGCAAGGTTGTCTACGACCCTAAGAGTGGACAATACGTTCCAGAAAAAGTTACACCTACTTACAGCAAACTTACTAAAACTCCAGGCTTAGACGCCACCAAAAAGATCATGGAAGAAGGCGACATTCGCCGCGTCTATGAAGAATTGGCTGGTCGTTCTCCTACGTCAACAGAGATGAATAAGTACGTAGGTAAAAAACTATCAGAGGCAGATTTATCCAAGAACATTGGTACGCTTGCTGAATTGAACATGCCGCAGAAGTTTAGCAATGATGATTTGAACCAGCAGGCTCAGTATTACTGGGGTCGTGATATGACCAAAGGTGAGCTGGCGTATTTCAAAGATCCTGCTAACAAGGTTAGTAACTTTAATAATCTTCGTAGTGCGCTGACATCCAGTGATGCTTACTTGCAGAATCTAAACAAGATTAACCAAGCTGCATTTACTAGCGCGCAGAAACAAGCATTGATTGAAGAAGAAGGCCCAGCGTCGATGGAGCAAATTGCATCCTACTATCAGGATACATTTGGCAAACCTCCAACCATGGAAGAGTTGATAAGACTTAAAGAGTCTGGTGTAAACATTTCTGCTTTACAAGAGCAGATAAAAGGTTCTCCTCAATATCAAGAAAAACTTACTAAACCATTTGTTCCTGCAATTAGCACACCCTCTGCTCCAGCTATAAGCCAAGAGCAAATCAACGCTTATCGTGCGCAGCAGATAGTTCCGCAGGCAGCAGCAGCTCCACAGCCGTCACCGTACATACCTACTGGCCCTAATGTGGCTCAGTACAATCCGTTTGCTGTGCAGCCTAAGTCTACGATTGAAGGCGCTCTGCCGTATGCAGATATCAGTCAACGGTTAGGATTAACAAATCTTTACTCGCAGCTTGGTGAACCAGGGTTAACTTCAATTAAATCGCAATATGGTCTGCCTGCTACTCCATCTGGCCTAACAGCATCAGCGCCAAACATCTTTGGGTTTGATAAATACCCAACGGTAGAGGAAGCAATTAAAGCTGCACAAGCCGCCCAAGCTGCTCAAACTGCACAAGCCCCTACTGGCATGGCATCTGGCGGTATTGCTGGGTACAACTTGGGAGGTTACTCCGATGGTGGAAGATTACTACGCGGCCCTGGAGATGGAGTTAGTGATTCTATTCCTGCTTCTATTGGCGACCGCCAGCCTGCCCGTCTTGCTGATGGTGAGTTTGTGGTTCCGGCACGTATAGTCTCTGAGCTTGGAAACGGTTCCACCGAAGCAGGCGCAAGGAAACTGTACGCAATGATGGAACGTGTACAGCGCGCAAGAACTAGAACAGTTGGTAAGGGCAAGGTTGCTGTTAACAGTCGTGCAGATAAAATGTTACCAGCATGAGTGATAACGGCAAACTAGAATGGTTTGGTGGCAATGAGGACGCACTAGCCGTCTACCGTATGTTTGTCAGGTTGGCTCACATCTGGGATGACTTGGTTGACAAAGACAGAGAAACAACCGAAGACGAAATAAACGAAGCGTTCTTGATTGCATTGGTGTACTTACCAAACAATCCGTTTTATAAGACAGTTCAGCCTTATGTTTTACCTATGTGGATAACTGTTGTGTCTGCATACAAAACAGCAAATGCTTTTGAACGTAACAAAGATGAACATGGTATTGAGATAGCACATAACCTACGTTATTCCGCTGGAAACATTATTGCGTACATGGTTCATGTATGTGTTGGGCCTGTTGAAGCAGCCAAATACATGCCTGAAGTTTGGAAAGAAATGGTTGCGGAACGATTTGACGATTACCGCAAGGAGCATTTACATGTTTAAATTATTAAAATTATTCTTCAATCCTGAGTGGTTTACTTTCCACATGGGTGGTGAAGGTGGTGGGCAGCAGGCTACATCTACACAGCAGACTACGCTCTCCTACCCAGAAGAGTTTAAGCCTATGGTCAATGAAATGGCTAAGAGGGCTATTGCTCAGGGTACGGCTGGATATACGCCATACGGTGGTAATCGCATAGCAGGGTTTGATCCTTTGCAATTATCTAGTCAGCAGGCAGTAGCTAATCTTGGCCCAGCACAACAGTTGGCACCGGCTACACAGTTTGCCGCGCAAGCAGGGCAGACAGCAGGCAACTTTAATTACATGCCGCAGCAATTCCAAACACAGGCAGTAGGTACTGGTAGCTTTACCCAGCCAGGACTAGCAGGCTTGTACATGTCTCCTTATGTACAGAACGTGGTGGATATTCAAAACCGCGAAGCACAACGTCAAGCAGATATAGCTGGTCAACAGATGCAAGCTGGTGCTGTAAAGTCTGGCGCTTTTGGTGGATCTCGTCAGGCTATCTTGCAAGCAGAGGCTGCACGTAATCTAGCCCAGCAGAAGGGTGATATCCAACAGAAGGGTATGCAGGCGGCGTTTGAGCAAGCACAGAACCTGTATGGCACAGAAGCTGGTCGTGCGCTACAAGCTCAACAGGCAAACCAACAAGCAGCATTGGAAGCGCAACGTCTGGCAGAACAGTCTCGTCAGTACGGCGCAGGCATGGGCATGCAGGGTCTACAGACTCAGTTGCAAGCAGCACAGCAGTTAGGATCACTGGGACAACAACAGTTTGGCATGCAGAAGGACATTATCAATGCTATGGGTGCGGCTGGCGCGCAACGTCAGGCTATGGAACAGCAGAGAATGTCACAGGATTATCAAGATTTCCTGACACAGAAACAATATCCATACCAACAGATTGCGTTCTTGGCTGAGATGCTTAAAGGCATTCCACAAAACACTACTCAACAAATTTACCAAGCGCCTCCATCATTACCCGCTCAACTTGCCGGTGCCGGTGCCAGTATTTATGGCGCATCTAAATTGTTTGGTAGTGCAGAAGGCGGTTTAATGGGGCTGGGCGTACACAATTTGTCTAGGAACTAATTATGAAACGCGATGACTTCAATGTACGGATTGATCAGGTACGTGAGCTAGCTACTAAATACAGTAAGCCAGATTTACAGCGCATGGTACAGATGGGATTAGTAGGCCCACAAGAAGCGGTGATGGCTGGCATGATGATCGACCGCATAGCTAAGTCAGCTATGACGCCTCCGCAAACTACAGTAGCTCAAGATGTATTAGGTCAGGCTCCAACTGCCGAAGGTCAAGGTATGCCTCCGCAGATGGGTCAGCCCCCACAGATGCCGCAAGGTCAGATGCCACCACAGATGGCGGCAGATGGCGGGATTATGGGTGCATTACCTTACAGCGATGGTGTTGCTGCGTTACCTACCAATTTGCCTGATTATGCAGGCGGCGGGATAGTTGCGTTTGCAGATGGTGGCAGACCAGAAGATTATGTACGTGCAAGCAGACAAGCTGACGCTGCTCTGGCAACTATGCCAAGCGAAGCTGGTCTGACATTGCCTGGTGGCTTTAAGTTCCGCGAATACAACATGCCTTCGCCTACAAATATTAAAGCTGAAATGGCTGGTATTCGTGAGGCGGAGCGTGAAGCAGGCGTAGATCCAGATATGTACAAACGTATGCGCGAAGAAGACGGGGCTAGTAAAGCAGATTTTGCAAAACAAAGGGAGGAGGCGAAAGGAGCTGCTGCGTTAGCACTTGCTTCCAAATTATTCCAAGCAAGACAAGGACAAGAAGGTCAAATGTTGGGAGCTGGTATTGCTGACGCTTCCAATATTTATGGTTCTGCGCTTAAAGATATACGCAATACTGAGAAAGATATCAAGAAAACACAGCGCGAGTTGATGATGGCAGAGGATCGCAGTAAACGTGATATGTCAGGCAAAGCTATTGGTAGGGTACAGGCTAAACAAGATAAGTTGGATGATTTGGAAAATCGTCAAACAGAGCAGTACAACAAAGCTTCTGAGAAAGCATCCGATTTATTTGTTACTCAGTACGGTATTGATGAAAATGCAAAGAGGGCTTTGGAAGTTGCCAAGACAAGCGGAGAATACCAGATCAAAGTTGCGCAGATACATGCAGCTACTGCTGGCAAGCCTGGTGAAACAGAGCGTCTACTTGGTAGATACCACGATATTCTTGCTAAACAAGGCCCAGAAGCGGCTAACAAATTTATGGGTAATATTGGACAAATCCGTAACGTTGGCAAACCACAAAACACTCTGTCTTATGAAGAGGCATTAAAAATATTGTCTCAATCTGATCCTACGTTTGGCATGAAAACATTGGAAGAAAAGAAAAGATTGGCTACAGAATTAATTCAATCTGATCCTTCAAGGATGAGTGAGCAAGGAACAAGCACAACAGCTAATCCATTTAAACTTAGCCCCGAAGCTGCGGCAGCATTGAAACAATATGGTGGAAAATAAATGGCTACAGTCCAGGAGCTTGAACGCGCCTTCCTAAACGCGCACAACGCGGGAGACCAACAGGCAGCTCGGGCTTTAGCTGATGCTTTGAAGTCTGCTATGGTTTCGCAGCCCGCAGCACCTGCCGCTCCTGCTGCCCTTAAAGAACGCACTATGGGTGAGGCCGCCAAAGACATAGGTGCTGGTCTAGTATCTGGTGCTGGCGCTCTCACACAACTGCCTGGTCAAATCTATGGTTTAGCTACAGGTGACTTCTCTGATACTGGACTGACTAAAGTCGGTCGCGAGATGCGCGAGTACGGCGAGTCTATGAAGTCAGAGGAGTTAAAGCGCAGAGAAGTAGAGCGCACGGCAAAGATTGCTGAAGCCGGTAAAGAAGGCCAGGTATCTGCCGGTGTTACAGCATTCATGGAGACGATTAAAGATCCAGCTCTCCTTACAAACTTTATAGCAGAGCAAGCTCCAAACCTTTTGCCAGGTCTGGCGGTAGCTCGTGGTCTGCGTCTGGCAGGCGCTGGAGCGAAGGCGGCAACGGCTGGTGCGGTAGGCACAGGTGCTACGCAGCAGGGCGCTGATATTGGCGCAGAGACGTTCAAAGAGATGCACAAGAAGCTGGTAGACCAAGGCATGACGCCAGAGGAAGCTACTGGTCGTGTGCTTGGATTTGCTCGTGTTGCTGGCTTGGAAGCTGGAGTGATATCGGTAGGCGCACAGATGCTGCCGGGTGGTCGCTCTATCGAACGTGTGATGGCAAAGACACCGATCAAGGGTGGCAGGATTATGACCGGCGTCAAAGGCGGCGCTGGCGAAGCTATCAGCGAGATGATTGAAGAAGGTGGCGGCAAGGTAGCGCAGAACCTTGCTGTACAGAATGTCGATCCTAGCCGTAGCCTGACAGAAGGTCTAGGCGAGACTATGGGTATGGCTGCTGTAGGCGGTCTTGGCCTCGGTACTGCTGCTGGCCTGTCTCGTCGCGGCGAAGTAGAAACTCTTCCACCTGAAAAACAGGCGGCTGAAGAACAACCCAAGCCAGTTGAAGAAAAACAAATTCCGTTATTGTTAGAGGGTAAGGGTGCATTTGTTCCTGTTGGTTTGCCAGACGGCTCAGTCGCCATGACACGAGAGGATTTGGCAAAGTACGAAGAAGAACAGTTCCAAAAGAAATACGAGCCGCAACCTGTAGAGCGCAGGGGTGATTTTATAGATCCTACGGCGGAAGAGGTAGAGCGTCCGGCTATGACTTACGGTGAGGCAACCCAAGAAGTTGAATACCTCAAGCAACAGCCAAAGTCACCAGAAGTTCAATCACGGATTCAAGAGCTTCAAGGCCTCAAGATGGACATGATCATGGATGGCATCCGCCGTTCCCGTGAGCCTGTTCGTCCAGAACTTCTTGAACTTAGAAGCCAAATGGAATCTGGATCTATTCCAGAAGATGAGACTACTAAGTTTATCAATCAAGCTCTAGCTGATTTCCGCCGTGCTACTTTGAAGCTTAAGAAGATACCGACAACGGAAGCGCAAGCGGAAGTTAAAGATTTAATTAAAGAAGCAAACGGTTTAGACAAACAGATCCGTTCGTTGCGTGGCCCTGTAACAGATAGGGCTGACGATATGAAAACTTTACTTAGGGGCAAGCTTGCTCCTGAAGAAGTTATTGATATCAGTCCTGAAAAAACAGTTAAGTATTTGGCGGCTAAAGAAGGCAGAAGATCGTATTCAATTGCCGATTTAGTTTCTGATGGTATGTTGGACAAATGGCTTCCAGAGGAGATGAGACACACTTCTCCTATGTTTGATGCGCAAGAGTCGGAAGAGTTTGTAAAAGACATGTTGCGAACGGAGCAAGCACAAGATCCTAGTATAAAAATATTACCTTTTGAAACGCAAGATCAAATTGATAAATTGAGTGAAGATCTTTCTAATCTTGATGCTCGTATTCAAGAATTAAAGTCCCCTGAAATTGTGCAGAAAGCGGTGGAAGAAATTCCACTGGAGGAACGTCGCGCAGAGTTAGAGCAGCTTGCTCCCCAAGAAGGGTTTGTAGGAATCCAAGAACCTTTGCCAGCAGCACCCGAAGAACAAGTAAAGGATAAGGACGAATATTATCCAGATAAATATTTGAGCATTGAGCCGCAACGTGGCGTAGAAAAAACACCATCGTTCCGTCGTGAGGCTGCAAAATTAATTAAAACATACAACACGAACGATAAAATGACTGCCGAATATGCAATGTCAGCTATCGGTCGCGTATATGACAGAACTAAAACTGAAGAAAATATTAAGCCACGCCGTCGTGGAGCAACATGGATTCGTCGCAAACTCTTAGAAGCTGTTGATGAAGGTGTATTAGATGAAAGGGCGCTTGATTTTGCTGAATGGCTAATTAAACAAAACCCTGCGTTGGTAGAAGATTTAGCTATAGCAGTTCAAACGGCTAAAGAAGGAAATGAGGCATCAGGAGGATACAATCCTTTTGGTAGGATGTTTACTTTGTTTAAAGGGCGGGCGTCAGAAAAAACTGCGGTGCATGAAATACTGCATCACATGGAACGCATGATGCCTGAAAATGTCCAAGATGAAATACGTAAGCTGTGGATAAAGAACTTTATAAAAGCAAACAAAGAAGCTTTAAAAAGTACCAATGAAAACGTAAAAAGTTTTTTCAATACCCTTAACAACTATCACTTTGGTGGTGGCGCTCAATCAGAAACACAATTTAGATCAGCTTTGCAAATGATTTCGGATGGCAAAGTTCCATCTCAATATTATCAGTACGCAAATGCTTCAGAGTTCTGGGCAGTAAATGCTACTGACATTATGTCTAAGCGTTTTGAGGCAAAGCAAGGTGTGATCAATAGCTTGCGTAATTGGTTAAGTGAGTTTGTGCAATACATAAAAGATGCGTTTGGCTTTACTTCTAATGCGCCAATTATTAAAGCTTTGGATAGCCTAATAAAAGGTGACGGTAAATTTAAGAGTCAGACTATGCTTGGAACTGCAACTACGTATGAAAGCATTGCTGGCAAAGCCAAAGATATAGCACAGAAAGCTTTGCAGAAGCGCACCTTGCCTAAGAGCCAGTTCGACGGCGTGTCAGACGAATACTACGATGCACTTAAGCCAATCTTCGCCCCAGAGAAGAATACGATCATCGACAAGATTGAGGGTATGCAAAATGACTTCTGGTTAAAACTTGCACAGGGTATAGCAGATCAGTACCGTTCCATCAAAGATATATCCGAAGATGCGTACATGAAAGCTCGCATGTCCAAGACTGTGGACGGTGCGCTAGAGGGTCTGTTGTTTAACGGTCGCGTAAAGTTAACTGATGGCGCTCTTGATATCATGCCAAAAACAGATGGCTTGATAAAAGTATTGGAGCCTGTTGGTAATGAGGTTGACCGATACCAGATATGGGCAGCTCTTACCCGTGATGCAGGGTTAGTTAAAAGCGGGAAAGCCCCATCTGTAAACAAAGATATTGTTGCGGAAAGAGATCAGCTTTCGTCTGGAAAGATAGGCGACAAATCACGTTTGCAAGTTTACAAAGAAGTCCAACGTGGTATGAAGAAATTGAACGGTTCGGTATTGAGTGTGGCTCTACGTCAAGGAATTATTGACGCTGAAGCATACAAAGTATATCGCCGCGATATCAATTACATTCCGTTTTACAAGATGATGGATGAGAATGGTGACGTTCAGGCTGCAGCATCTAAATCGGGACTGGTTAACCAATACTTCTCTAAGGCACTAAAAGGTGGAGAAAAACCTTTTGGTGATCTGATGGAAAACACTCTGCGCAACTGGAGTCATATCTTGTCTGCGTCTATGAAGAACGAAGCTGCTAATGCCACCATCCGTGCGGCGTTAGATTTGGAAGCGGCATTTCCTAACCTAAAGGTAGGTTTAGATTGGCGTGATGGGAAAGTGTATAGCGCAAAGTCAGGTCAGTTGGTAGGTGATGGCAAGTTAAAGCCTGAGTACACCACCAGCGGTAAGGGCACAATCAAAACAATGATTAATGGTATCCCAGCATACTTTGACGTTAAAGAACCGCTGCTGCTTGAGTCCATCATGTCTATTGGCTATATGGGGCCAAAGTCTAAGTTCTTGGATGTTGCTCGTAACTTCAAAAACTGGCTTCAGTTTGGTGTTACGTTGTCTCCGGCATTTAAGATTCGTAACCTGTTCCGTGATTCCATCTCTGCTATGGCTGTCACAGACTTGAAGAAGAATCCATTTGCTAATGTGATTAATAACTGGGCTTCTACTGATAAGAATAATCCTGCGCACATATCTGCTCTTGCTGGCGGAGCTATTTTTAATTTTGGTTCTGTGTACGAGGGCGACCAGGCTAAGTTGATCAAGCGATTATTAGATAGCGGTGTGCGTGGCGATACTATTTTAGACAATGAAAAGAAAATAAAAGCTGGCCTATTAAAAGCTTGGAACAAGTATCAAGAATACGGAAACAAGTCAGAAGCGGCTAACCGCATGGCGTTGTACAACCAGTTAAAAGAACAGGGTTTATCTCACTTAGAAGCATCGTTCCAAGCTAGAGACATGCTGGACTTCTCTATGCAGGGTGCGTGGCCTGCGTTCCGTTTGGTAACTCAAGTGGTGCCGTTCTTGAACGCTCGTGTGCAAGGTCTGTACAAACTTGGCAGAGACGGCATCATTCCTACTAGCAGGGTTATATACAACAGCGTTACTGGTAAGCCTGACCAATCTACCAAGTCAGACAAGAAACGCGCAGAACAATTTGGTATTGTTATGACTGCTGTAGCCCTAGCTTCTTTGATGCTGTACATGGCATTCAAAGATGATGAAGAGTTTAAGAAACGTGAACAGTGGGATAGGGATAACTTCTGGTGGTTCAAACTGCCAGGCATGGATGCAGCGTTCCGTGTACCTAAGCCATTTGAGATTGGTGCTTTAGGCACGGTTGCCGAGCGCGTTGCAGAGCAGATAATGGATGAAGGTGTAGAGGGTAAGATTTTTGGACAAAGCTTATCCCGCATGATGACGGATACATTTGCCATCAATCCAACGCCGCAGATGTTCAAACCATTGATTGATCTTTACTCTAATAAAGACAGCTTTACCGGCGCGCCTATTGAGACTGCTGGCATGGAAAGACTTTCCAAGGCTGAGCGCATAGCCGATAGGACAAGTCCTTTGGCTATTGGGCTATCAAAGGTATCTAACGTATTCCTACCTGAGTCCATGGAAGTCTCGCCAGTACAAACTGACTACACAATCAAGTCGTACTTTGGGTGGCTGGGTGGCACTGTCTCTTGGTTGTCGCACTACGCCGTTATGCCGTTCTCAAAGTCTGCGTACCCAGACAACAACTGGACTGAAACTTTGTCCATGGGATTTATCAAGTCTCTACCGGCTACGCAGTCTAAGTATGTCACTGCCTTCTATGAGAACAATAAGGAGATCAGCCAGGCTTACGCTGACATGCGGCATTTTGCCCAGCTAGGTCAAGCAGACAAAGTTCAAGAAATCTTGAAGGAGAAGGGCGACAAGATTGCTATGGCTAAGTTCTATGACAATGCTTCTAAAGATATGTCAAAGATGCGCCAAGCCATTCAAGCTATCCGTAACGACGAGAATATGTCTGGCGCTCAGAAGAAGGAAGAGATTGACCGGATGAAGATAATTATTGGCGAGATAGCCAAGCAGATGGAAGACGCAAGGATAATGGTTAAGAAGCAGTATGCAACTTCTGAATAGTCATCGCCATTAGATCCCACTCTGAGAGCTTATACCGTGTATAAAACCCCCTGCTTCCTAACCCATGGTATCCCGACTTTCCAACATGGTGCTCAGGACAGAGGGGAATCACCAACCAGTCTGACGCCCGCTGCGCCCCACCCACTGCGTCGCGGGGATGGTGGAGAACGGCAGGTGAGTAGCCGAGGTCAAGGTGGTGACACATCACGCAACCTATGCCAGCTACTTCGTTCATATACTCTTTGACTGATTTAGTCATGAGTCCAATCCTTTACGTATCTGCGTGGGGAGAAAAACACCTGCACTATTGGAGCCATGTCTTTTATCTCTGGCGTCCAATGGCGTACAGATAACGTATCGGATTCCTTGTCGTACTCTAAGTAAAATTCATTGTCCTTATCTTCGCAGAAATCAAACTGCTCACCATCGCGGTCATATACTGAGTACATTACGTTCATTCTTCGCTCCTATATTTTTTAGGTAGTTTGTAAGTTTTATCCCAAATACCCTGTGGGATTTCTATAGACGAAAACTTGTGCCCACATTCACGACACACACGTTGGCGTTGAACAAAGTCAAACGTATCTGTTATGTCTCTGTATTTGCGCGTGTCTGTCACTTTAGTCTGACTATCGCACAATGGGCACCACATTCTTTTTCCTCTCTTCTATTCTTGATAAACATCCTTTGCAGACCCAACGTGGACTGCCCTTAGTTGGCTTCAACCCGCCACCTTCTAGTGGCTTGAACATGTTGCAGTGGGCACAATACTTACGGTCGTAGTTCATTCGTTTACGCCACAGACTCATTAAAGAATCTTGTCTACTGCTAAAAAGATGTTCTCAATAGAAGACAGAGTAGGTCTGTAACCTAAAGCATACGCAGCCGTATTCACTGAGTAATACTTCTCCTTCACGCCCGTTGCTGGTAGTCCTACCTGCGCTCCTACCGTCTCGTACTCCAGCTTGTATCTCTGTGCCATGTGAGTAAGCAGGCTGTCTTTAGAAATAGGCTGGCGGCTGTACATATCCACAGCAGTATTCATCTTGCCCTGTCGCAGCATGACGTTGATCATTTGGAAGAAGTCTAGTGGGCCAACATAGTCACGCACGATAGGAGTACGGTCTACCTTGTACATAGTCTTATCTTTGATAGCACGGATCATGTCGGTAATCATGTACCGATAGTTAATGTTTACCATCGGGCTGAAGTAATTGAACACTCGAAGGTCAAAGATATTGCGCTCGGTAATCCTGTGCCTGACTTCTGCCATCGCCTTGGCGTACCCGTAGTAATGCTTGGGCTGAAGGTCATTGAGAGGAAACGCGGATACTTTGTCGATGTCTGCCGGTGTGCTGAAGTTGTCACCGAAGACTGCTCCGCTGGAGATGAAGATGTATTTGCAGTCACGATATTTCCCTATGTAATCCAAT